GCTCGTCACTAACCTTGTGTCCTGTAGCGCGAACAAGCATAAGAACAATCTCTTCTAGGATATGTCCATAAAGAAACTTGATTTGTAGAGAGGGTACCGGTACTGACGTTTTAGCTGGTAGGTTTTGTTCGTACCAAAGCTGTCGAGCAGGGCGACCAACATTAGACATACGCAAAGAAAACTCAGAGTTTCTTTCGGATGGTCTAGCCCAAGCTAAAAGCGAATCTTTAATACGAGAGAGCGTGAAGTCTAGATCTTCATCACTTAAATTAAATTCCCGGCCTTCGGATAGCTCTGAAAGCTGTCCATAAATATCGTCAATCAGTGTGTCAAGTTTCATTTCCTATGCCTTACGAAGCGACACTTGCGTGTCTTTGAATTGTAGTGCAGATACTGTACACCAAGTTCTTTCTGAAGTGAAGTCTTTGCAGAAAGCCTACCATCTTTATAAGACTTAACATCTATCAAAGTGAGTTCTCCTTCTGGATTCATGGCAACAATGTCCACCGGCCCTGTACAACCACAGTTCTTGAACACATGATAGCCGTTATCCCACAACCATGTAACGGCATAGTGTTCTGCTAGGTCACCGACTCTGTTAGGCTCGTGCTTTTTTTTCATTCCAGTATTCTTCCCCTAATAAATATTGCTTTATGACTTTTTCTTGGTCACTACGACCATACCTGATCCAACTTCTCATACCTTTAAATCGCCACTTATGGGTTCTAGGTGCGACAAAAAAATTATCATTAAAAGTAATCAAGCCAGTATAAAAGTTGCAGTCTATTTTGAAGTCTCTATCGACCTCTAAAAATCTACAGGCCTCATAAAAAATCATTAACTTCTTAGTTTCTGAACAGGGTTCCGGCCTGTTGTCACTGGCCCTTGCCTCATAATACGAAGAAAGTTCTCTTAATTTTTCTTCAACAGGCTCTAAACTTTCTTTATCGGCGCGATTATTTATAAGGAATGTTGCTTCTTCTAACACAGCGCTTACTGTCATGGGATCTGAAATGTCTAAATCTTCAATGCGTTTCACTCCAGTTATCTCCTATCTTGTACTCACCATCAAGAGGACAGAATAATTCTAGCTCCTCACCCGACTGCTTTATTGCATCAACCCCCAGCATTCCTGTTGTATCAGCTACAGATTCTTTTACTTCTAGCTGCCACTCGTCATGCACATTACAAACAAAGTGTGCGTCCAAAGTGTTGAGCCTGATTAGCTGATTGAAATTTATCATAGCCTGCTTCATAACAATAGCGCCTGCACTTTGAAGCAGTGTGTTCAGCGCGGCGTGTTCAGAACGTACATACAGCTTGCGTCCATCAAGACCCTTCAAGAAACCTTTTGAAGCCGCTCTGCCAACTGATTCTTTAAGATGTTTAAATGCAGGGAGATTATCGAAGAAACGCTTTCTAAGTTCCGAACCATCACGCTTGTTTCCTCCAACCACGCTTCCAAGCTTTTCATCTCCTGCTCCGTATAAGAGTGCATAGATAAATGTCTTCGCCTGATTTCTTGATTCAAGTCCTGCAAGTCTTTGGTTAGCTGAGTGTATGTCTCCGTGGAGTATTTCATCTTTGAATCCCTCGTCCTTCATGTAGTGTGCCAGCATACGCAGCTCAAGTCCGCTGGCGTCAACACCCACTAGCTTGTAGCCTTCAGCAACGATCCAACAAGTGCGACACTCTTTACCATAGGGGGCCGAAAGGTTTGGAACCTGTGCCATGTTAGGGCTGTTGTGTGTCATGCGTCCTGTGATAGTACCATTAGGATTCACAAAGCCACGGACACGATCATCGTCATGGGCTTCTTCAAGCCAGGAAGATACTTGAGCTATTCGCTTCTGAAGCAGAAGGTACTCAGCAATCAAGGCAGCTTCTGGAATATCTTTAATCTTACTGAGCGTAGATTCATCAACGATTGGCTGGCCTGTTGGCGTAAAGCGTTGTGGATTCCAGCCAAAGTCAATAAGGTATTCGCCTATCTGTTTGCGTGATCCAAGATTGAATGGTACTTCTTCAATGCGTACAGCCTTACGCTTGATGGCGATTTCTTCATACTCTTCTTGAGTAAGGCGACACCTCTTTTCTGTACCTTCTATGAGGCCCATCCTAGAAAGAGCTTTTGTTTTAGTAAACTGAGCGAGGAGGGTTGTTTTAAGTTGCTTAGGCCTGAAGGTCTTCTGAACCTCACGCTCTACTTCTTTGAGCCGGTCAGTTAGTTCAGCCACAAGAAGGCTTGCTGATTTTACATCTAAAAGAAAACCGTGATCTCTTTGATCAGCAATAATCTTTAGTGTCTCATGCTCTAGTACAACGGACTGTCGACTAAAGCCGCGAGACTCAAGCTTAAGATTATTAAAGATCTTTGCATTGACAACAGCATCGTTGCGACAGTAATTCAACATCTCTGGAGAATACTCGCCAAACTCTTTGTGGTCTGTCTTATGGACGCCAATGCGATAGCCCCAAGACGCAAGGCTATGTCCACCTTCACGGGTAGGATTGAACAAGCGAGACAAGACCAGCGTATCTACGATGGCGCGGTTCTGAGATAGATCTATGTTGTGTATCTTTTTGATAGCTGGAAGATCATAACCAATAATGTTATGGCCTATCAGCTTGTCGGCTGTAGACAGATGAGCCAGCCCCTGAACAATCTCAGTAGGCCCAAAGGCCTTTGTCTCGCCAGAGTCAGGATCGACTGCGGCAATACACCAGATCTTTGTAGGCTCAAGACTATCAGCCTCAATGTCAAATACTATGCTCTTCATAGCTCAAGCTCTTCTTGTTCTTCTGTTTCCATTGTAAGCTCGCTGAGTCTACCACTGTCTTTGTCATAAAACAAATGCGTAGCTAAACCTACGTCGCCTGTGTATCTGGACTTGAGGACTCGCACCCGTGTCGTGCTGGCCTCAATAGGATCTTCTGATTGTTGATTTCGTTCAAGAGAGATCACGCAGTCAGATAGCTGGGCGATACTCTGTGATCCGCGCAGATGATTGAGTCCTGTTTCAATACCATTCTCATGTCCACGATTGCCGTCGATCCTTCTGAGGTGTGACACAAGAATAAGACCAACGCCTGTCTCTTCGACCAGCGTTCTGAAGTTGTGCATTATAGAATCTATATTGCGTCGTTCATCACCGTCAGTAGTCATGGACAGTAGCATATGCAGGTGGTCAAAAACTATCCACTTACATTCAAGGCCCATCGCCATGAACCGCAGCTTACTAAACACACTATCCACATCATTCATGCCAAGATGTGCATGGACAAAGACACGGTTCTTGTTCTGCCCATCGTATAAAACATTGAAGAAATTATCTATCTCTTCCTCACTAAACTGTGCGCGAACACTGTCAACATGTAGGCGGGAATTAGCCTCAATAGATAAGATACCGTCAACAGTCCTACGCCAATCCTCTTCAAGAGCAATGACGCCAACCTTGTCGTTGGTGTTGGTGATTAGCCAGTGTTCAAGCTCACGGGTAACGCTAGACTTACCTAAGCCTGTGCCTCCCGTCAGTGTGATTAGCTCGCCGTGTCGCAAACCCTCTAGCTTTTCGTTTAGTCCCTGCCAGGGATAAGGCACAGATTCTCTACGCTCGCGCTTCTTGTAGTTATCGCGCTCTTCAGTGACGTTTAGAATCCCAGACGGTGTATAAAGTTTTGAAGCCCACCACGAATTAACATAAGCTTTGTGGTGACCCAGCTTGAGCATTTCGTTAGGGTCTTTAAACTCAGTTGGTAGATTGAGGATCTTAGCTTTTCCGGGCTTGAGTATACGCGCCACTTTCTTTGAGGCTTCTCGCCCCGGCTTGTCGTTGTCGAATGAAATGACCACCGTATCAAACGATTCAAGAAATTCAAGATTCTCTTGAACATCTTTGACTGCGCCTTGTGCTCCATTCTTAACAGATACGACGGGCCACTTACTGCCAAGAAGTTCGTATGCCGCCATAGCATCACACTCACCTTCAGTGATCGTAATGTATTTGCCACCCGCCTGTGCAATTTGCTGACCAAAAAGCCCAGTTCCTTTTGGCGAACCGCTCCAGCCAAATACTTTATTCGGTCTGCGAATCTTTGTGGCGACTTCTTCGTTGTTAATGTAGACGGGGTAGTGGTGTTCAATGATGTTCCCCTTCTCGTCTTTGACTGATCGGACGCCATATTTCTTTGCAGTTTCTAGTGAGATTGATCTATCGGTTAGGGCGTGATAAACGCTTTTGTTTTCAGCGAAAGGTGCGTTGTCGTTGGATCGTTTGAAGCTGTTAAAGTCTGCCACGTTTCCTCCCATTGCAGATTCATAGTCTTTGAAAAAAGTATCACAGCTAAAACATTTAGCGCTCCCGTCATGGTTAATGGAGACAGGATCACTGCCTCCACAACTAGGACAGGGCTTGTGGTAGGCCACGAAACCCATTGTTAATCCTCCGTTTCATCGTCCTCAACTATTGCATCATCAGAAAGAAACTCTTGCATCTTTTGATGTAGTGCAACAGACGCCGCTTGATTGATGGTCATCTCTGTTTCCATCTTTTCAATGCGACTTTGAACTTCAGCTAACAACATGAAAGTTGCTTGACCTTCTGCTGAAGTCTTCTCAACATCATAAGTTTTTTCATCGTGTGTGTATCTCCACATTACAATTGATCTCCATCATCGTTACTATCGAGAACATCAAACTCTGCACCGTCAGGGCTGGCGTACTCCACAAGTTCAATGACCTGCATTGCCTGAAAATCTAGGCCCTTGTACAGCGTACCATTCCAGGTGGACTCCCACTCTTTGTATTGAACGCGCACCTTTGAGCCATTACCAACACTCACATTAAGTGGCTGCTTGTTGCGGTCCAACAGTTTAGGGGCTGAGTTTGCCTGCCCGTTTTTACCATTGACCTTGCGCTTGATAACAAGGGCTGGCCCCTCCTCCATGTCTTTGACCGTAAACCCGCGTGTGCGGAAGTCATTGGCAACGTCCTCATCCACTACGAGGTTGACCGTGTAGACCGGAGTGTAAGTCGTGTTGGGTGTGGTGACTGAGGCCCACATTGCAACGCCTTCAACGATAGCCATAATAATATCTCCTATGCTTTGTTAAAAAGAAAGTTAATGTACAACGGGATACAGCTATAGATATATTCTTCGGTCAAAGTTTCTTCATCCTCCTTTGCCTGCATTTTGATCCAACTTATCATGTTTGTCACTGCCCCATAGTTGGGCATACCAGCACCCAAGCTTACAACAAAGGCACGACAAAGAACATCTTCAATGTCCATCTCAACGATCATGTGTCATACTCCCCTGTCAATATAGTTTGCTTTACTAGATCTAATAAGAGATTAAACTTTTCAATCTCAATATCAGATACTACTCTAAGATCATCACCTGTATCAACAATAAGAATAAAAGGATATCTAATTTCTTCATCATTAGATTGATCTTTAAGTTTTGTAAGACCTTCTAAGACTTTATCATTAAGAGATTTTTTTGTATTTTTACTAAAGTTTCCTTGTATAACTTTCAACTTATACCTCCAAATTTATAAGTCTTAAAAGTTAGATTTTAGCATGGATCGGAATTGGTGTCAACCCCCCTCTAACTCCTTGATTAACCAGCCTAAATAGACTTGAGCCTTCTTCAAATCTTCCACACCATTCTTGTATTCGTACCTCCAAAGATATTTCAGACAGTTCCCCTTGAGATAACCTTTAAATTCTTGTGGGTGCATTGAAGCACTGATCGCCTCTATAGCTTCTATAGCACCCTTGTTGTAGTGATCGGGTTGTGTTACAGCCTTGCTTCCATCGCTAGGGCTATAAAGTTTTCCGGCTGCTGTTCTTGTTCTATCCCACTGCTCCGGGGTTGCATCGTCAATACTCATCATTACCTCACAATTTTAATATCTGATTCAGTTTCAATAACAACACGCGCACCGCACGATAAGATTGGCTTGCCGTTGCCGCTATATTTTATCACGCTATTACCCAGTATTTCTACCTCATGGCAGTAAGTATTAGTGCGTCCTGATTTAATTGTAATTACAGGATCATCCGTACCGTGCTTTTTATTAGCACGAATTTTGTGTTGATTAACATGAATATATTTTTTCAAAACCCACCTCCAAATTTTATGTAATCACCAATAAAAATACCAATTGAAAAAAAAGTCACTATCACCAGCGCATATAAATATTCAGGTGAGTTGCGTAAAAGAAAAAAGAAATTCTTTATGCGTGGTTTGTCCATCTCATTGGCCTCCCTTTTTGTAACCAATCAAAGAATTTAAATTCATAATATTTGTTGTATGCTGTTACTGTATTAGGATCTTTGAACTCGTCAGGCATACACTGAGGCGGGTCAACAAAGCCAGATACACTAATGTTCTTTGGTGCTTTAGATGTAAAGAACTTTAGCTTGTTCCAACTTTTGTGGCTGTGTTTAAAGCGATTCTCAAACTCCCTACTGAGTGCTTCAAAGTGTTCGTACAACCACTCGTAATGCTCTTTACTTTGTCTAGCCCAGACGGTGCTAGGATGATTGACATGAGCCGCAAGATAAAACTTATCATCATACTGATCTAGCACCCAGCGTTTTATCTTACGACCTGAAGAAGATTGTCCGATCACCATTGTACCATCAACAACACGATGGGCCGTAGACAAAATCTGTGCAGACTCAAGCGGCATCTTGACAACGTGTTGGTCACACATATCTTTGGCGGCTTGGCGTGGACAGCTACTTAGATAAAAGATATTCATTCTCAACCTCTTGTA